GCAACGCTAGACCTGAAAGATGCTTCTGATCGGGTGCACTTGCACCTTGTTCAAAGAATCTTTAAGACCTCAGGGATCCTCGAGTACTTAGAGGATGCTCGTTCGCTACACGCTACTCTCCCAAGTGGGAGGAACATAGTCTTGTTCAAGTATGCGTCAATGGGATCAGCTTTATGCTTTCCTGTTGAAGCAATGGTGTTTTACACCCTTGTTCAATGTGCTATGCACCAACTCGATGGGAGGCGTCCGAGTTCACGATCGATCCGCGATTATAGCAGACAGATCGACATCTATGGGGATGATATTATTGTCCCTTCGATGTATACGGACGTCGTCGTAAGATACCTAGAGAGCTATGCTCTAAAGGTGAACATCAACAAGTCCTTCAGAAATTCACATTTCCGAGAGTCTTGTGGTGCGGACTTTTATAAGGGCGTCCCGGTTAATCCGGTATACGCCCGAACAGAGCCGCATGATGACTTACGACGCTGGGGTGCAGAAGACGTAATGTCTTGGAATGCGACCGCAGACCTCTGTTATTTAAGAGGAATGTGGAAAACATGCCAAGCAATACGCGATCTGCTCAGTCGAGTGGTGAGACGTACCATACCAAAATCAAGCAAACTTGGTTCTGGTTTATCACACTTTAGTTTCATTTACAGTACCGATCTCCGATATAATCGGGATTTGCACTGTTGGAAACAAAAGCGGATACACTACGATCCAATCAAAAGAAAGGATAGTATTGATGGAAACGAACTCGCCTGCCTCAACAAATGGGGACAGCATATTCATGCTTCCACCAGCGGACGAGACTATAACGATTCCCATGCAGTCGCATGCCTGGTTACCAGGCTTTCGAACTGTAGGGAATCTGTTCAGTCAAGTCCAAGTGGAACTGAATGTACGGACCTTGATGTTGACACATCCTTCAGCGACTGCAGCCTATGCAGTGTTTCGCCAAGAAGCGATAATTCAGAGGTTTCCATACCTCGCGAATTTTGCGACTTGGGTGAAATCTGCAACTGCAGTAGCACGGAAGGAGTTCGACCGATTGAAGGAGAGGGAAGAAGTGGAGCCGAATGGCGCCACGACTTCCATCTAGACCCGTTGGAACTCCTTACTGGGAGATCCGAAGGTTTAACCTTCACGTACAGTACGAAGCGCGGCTGCTTCAAGTCGAAAAGCCGATGGGTTAGCCTAGCAGGCTAACGGCGACTATCGCCAGGAGAG